TGCCTGACCGAACTGCCGCAGAGCGCCGGTTGCTTCCTGTGCGGTCGCGCCAGAGAGCTTGGTCGCCTTGGCGAGGTTGCTGACCATGACAGTGACTTGCTCATTAGACAAGCCAACTTGGTCTGCGGACATGGAGACGCGTTGCATAACGTCTGCAACGCCGCTCATCTCCATGTTCATGGTTCGCGCCGCCGAAACAACCGTTGCCATTCGGTTGGCGGCTTGGTTCTGGTCTCGTGCGAACACCCGGCTCTTATTGCCAAGGTTCGTCATCTCATCGGAAGCGCGAATGACCTGCCGGGCCATACCAACGGCAGCAAGGCCGACCGAGGCCAGCCCGACTACCAGACCCTTCATCTGTCGGGAGACTTTACGTGCTCCCATCTGCTTGACTTTGATGAGTACGGTATGCGTATTCATGGCCATTACTTACGCCCCTTCCCGCGCTTGGCGGTGAGCTTTACGTCGTGCATCTTAAAATCAAGATAAGACAACGCCCGCTGTATGCCCGTCCTAACAAAATTGCTAGGTGCCTGAGTGCTAGATCCATTTTCGAGAAGGCCGATATAATGAACGCCATTGGCAATCGAGGCTTCCTCCTCATCCCCGCGGAGCTTACGGATTTCCAGCTCCGGGTCAGGCTCATCGTGTAAGAAGGCTTCGCCCGGATCGGTGAAGTCTCCTTTGAGGTCGGGTGATATGTTCCATCCGTTGACGGCTCTGCGGGTTTTCCTAGGAGTGCCTAGGGGCGGAACATCTTGGACCTCGTAGATGATGTAGGCGGCTGCCTCTTTAACCATCCCTAGCGCTTTCTGCTCGATCTCCTCAAACTCGTCTTCGAGATCCTTAACTACTAGCGGGATTGGTTTGGCCATGTCAGCTCCTCTTGCGTTCTGCTTTTTTACGTTCTCGTTCTATCTCTTCAGAGCATATTTGAATGTACTTTGAATCTAATGAGGCCAGGATGTACATAAAATCTTCGTACATGTCTTCATACCTAGTAAGGCCGAGAACTACCGCGTAGCGATGTGCCGCCGTCCAGGGGATGGATGCCGGTCCAGCGGAAGTGAAGTGTCTGTCCCGAGAAAGGTCCCAAAAATAACGAATGAATAGTTCGTCCTCGACATCTAAGTCTGGAGGTAGCATGGCGGGCGGAGGGGGCTTGCCCTGCTCCGCCGCAGCCTCGATGATCGGGGCAGCCTTTTCACCATACATCAAAGACCATTCAAGGAACCCGACTATTTTCCCGTTCGCTCCTCCCGGTCTGCCGCGATAAAGTTTGCAATGTCAGATGCTTCGTCTTGGATCATCTGTCGTAGCGTAGGCAGTTCCATTAAGAGACTAATCGCAGTCTCCGTCGAATACTTCATCTCTTTACCCTCGCGGTCGGTGACGCCACTCCAGCCAAGGATGACCGTGTCGGCCAGGGCTTGACACAGAATGCGTTCAGCCTGCTCATCCTTCATCGTGCCCTTCTGCATCGCGTACTTATAGGGCTTCATGAGGGCGTTCAGCTTCGTGCCGAACTTCTTGTTTTCGCCTCCGGCACGGGCAAGTTCGAAGGAGATCTTCGCATCGCCGTCCTGAAGCTCAAGGGTAAAGCTCTCCGATTCGTCGAGCTTGTCTTCATCGAAAATTTCATATAGGTTCATTGGGGGTTTCCTTTGTTGGGGTTAAATGGTGGGGAGCCCTAAGGCTCCCCACCCAAAACGGTCCAGGCGGTAGCGAGCGCCTTTGCCGTTTATGCCGCGAAACGAGTAATTTTCAAGGTGTAGCCGTCAGCCGTGGCTGATGGGCCTGATTTTCGAATCGCCTGATAGCCGAGGTTAAGCATAACATCCTCGTTCTTGCCAGAGACTTCAGGTACGCCTTCAGAAAACTTGATAGCAGGCATCTCAAAGATCAAAGCGGATCCGTCGCTAGACGCAAAGCCGAAGCTAAGACTAGTCTCAGTATTGTTAAGAAGCTTTTCTAGGAGTACATTATCCTCGAAGTACACCGAGAGTTGGCCCGTGACGTTGAATTCACCTGAACCAATTGATTGCGCCCCTTGCACGCCAACCACGTTCCGTTCTCGCAGGTTGTTAGAAACCTCCATCGTCAGTTCTGTACAAACCTGCAAGCCAGGAGTTCCAGCCTCACCGATAGTCGCAACGTTATTGGAAGCGTTGAAAGGCGTAGTAGCTATATCCGCGCCGGTAGAAATAGTGCCGGGTCGTGACGTAGTCGAATTATGCGATCTGCCTAGCATCCCAAAGGATGCGGTGACGATCGAGCTAGCCGAAGCCGAGACAGAAAACGAATCGATCTCCAAGCCTGTAAGGTATTCAAAGGTTGGCGTGGATTGGTCTGCATATTCCCTTTCAAACGAGAAAGACGAACTAGCAGAAGCGTTCTTAGCGTAAGTCCCACGCGTGACGGTAAAACCGGCCCCGTTTGAAAAATCAGCACTAGGGTTCCCTTCTACGGTCAAGGAAGTGGAGGTCTTGGCGGTTACACGGTAGAACTTTGTGACTGCGCCTTTACTAACTCGTATAAAATCCCCGGGATCAACGTCAGTCGTTGTCAATGTGGCATGGCTGATAGATGAAGAGGCGAGCGTCAAAGTTCCAGTGAAAATGTCTGCCTGCGCTGGACTACTCCAAGCTGAAGCCTGGAGCGCGCCTAGAAGGAGAGCATCGAAGACTCCCGGTGATAGTTCGGTGTCAAACGAACCGCCGATGGACTCATTTGTTTTGATCAGATCATTAACCTGCCGATCTGAACGGATGATATCTGAAACCACGGTTTCGGGCGTTGCGCCCAAATCCGAAGTTCCTGTGTATTGTAGGGGGGCATAAGCGCCTGTGATAAGAGTGCCCGCCGTGGTTTCTTTTTTGAACCGCAGGGCCACGCGATTGGTATCTGACATAAAACTCTCCTCCTACGCGGCTTGCCGGTCGTAGGTAAAATCGGCAGAAACGTTAACCTGAAAGTAGGTCCCGTCACTGCCAAGTTCGTTGATGTCAACGTCCTGTAATCGAACGCCGAAGGAAGATGGTACGTCTTCTAGACCATGAGCGATATCATCACTGAGGTCTCGTATAGTAACCGTACCGGTGCCCTGAGGCACAAATATTTGGACGTAGACTGTACCAGACCTGCGGAATCTATTGACCCCAAGGGTGATCCGAGTGCTACTTCCGTGCCGTACGATAGCCCGCCCAAATAGCGTAGGGCTACTAGGGCGGTCTACATTCTGGTTGTCGTAATACAGGGGAGCGCCGTTCGCGTGTAGGTCCCAAAGAGACTTAATGCGCGTAAGCAACTCGTCCTGTACTTCAATCTGTGTTGAAGCCATCTTAGTTCTCCACCTTCAACACATACATAATGGCCACGTCGCCGGGAGCCACTGTTTCAACTTTCTTGACTTCTAAAGTGCGATCCCCATCCAAGATTTGCATCTCTGTGGAGGGCACGACAGTAAGGCCCTTGGCGGCAATCACGACTCGCGCTTCATTCACTTCTACTGGGGAAAGGACAAGTCGAGAAACGGCGGAAAGTCGAGCTTCGAGATCGCTACCCACCTCATTGACAAAAGCGCCAATGGTTGTGTATGTTTTTGAGGTAACACTGTCAGTGGGAGAACCCCAAGGTTTTGCCGCATTCCCAAGTTCAGTGTCCGACTTGGAGAGCTTAATCTCTCGACCAAAGTCCTTGACCAGCTTTTGGGCGGAGTCTCGTAGCCGATCGTAGACTTTACTCATCGCATTACCCCGCCGCCGCCGCCATTGACTGCATACCCAGAACGCTTAACGATGCGGTCAGCGTGGGGGTACGTTGCGGTAAAACGAACCCCTACCCCGGTATCATATCGTGTTTCTGTCTCAAGGGTTCCGACCTTGTCACGCTGCATGGTAACCTTTATCCCGGTGCTCTGGTCCGGCGTGGGTGAAAGGTCAACTAATGCCTCGCCAGTGCCTAGTACAACTAGCGCGTATTCACAGCATGCGTCAGCGATTTCTACAGGTACCGAGACAGTTACGTCATTGCCATCCATGTCATAGATTTCTTCTCGTGGGAAGCCGAGCGTCTGAGTGGCCTTAGCCCTAACGTCGATCCAAACCCATCGAGTGTCCAGATACTGAGTAGCGCGGATCAGAGACACACACTTATCGTTCTCGCTCGCCTCTTCCCACAGGTCGTTACCCCGAACCCTATGGTACTCATTGGCGCTGGCAAGACTTACGTAGACATTGGCAGTTGAAAGGCCAGTGCCATCTTCTACTACTAAATCAGCATTTGTGACTGCCATTAGATCAAGTCCTTCTTGATGATCACGGTGCCATACAGAACCGTGGACACTACGCCCGTGTCGGTCATCTGAAGCTCATGGTAGTAAGTGCCCGCGAGGGACTCGGTGTCCGCGGGGTCAAGCGTGATGTCGATGCGGCCAGTGGCTGCGTCGATCAGGGTGACGCCCGAAGCCAGAGCCTTGGTCAACAGTGCTGCCCCGCGAGGCGCAACTGCTGAACTGCTCTTCTTGGACATCGCCCAAGTGAATGTGGCTGCGGTGAGGTCTACAGCCGACCCACTTGAGTCATTGACTGTGACCTCAAGGGTCAGAGTGTCGCCCGAGTGTAGGGTGGCGTCGTTCTGGGTGCCTAAGGCCATGTTGTTATTCTCCTGCGGAACCCGTAAGGGTCGCGGTGGTGCTCTTAGTGCCGGTCAGGGTCGCGGTGGTGCTCTTAGTGCCTGTCAGGGTCGCGGTAGTAATTTGGGTGCCGGTCAAGGAGGACCTGTATGTCTCGGGAACCCTGATGGTCAGGACCTCGATGGACTCGTCGTAGGAATACATGCCGGAGACCAGGGGGAGCGTCTCGAAGGTGAAGTCGGGGATGGGCGCTAACGATACGAAACCAGTAGCTAGTTCCGTTGTGTTCATGGCGGATTTGTCTAGTCTAGTGTAGCCCCATTCACCTGTTGAGGAGGTACTGGGTTCGCTCCATGCAGCAGATCCCGAAGATAAAAAGCCAAAAGGTCCGCCACTGACCTTAACCCGCCCAGCCCACGTCTGCCCAACAACAGGCTTTATCTGAGCATAGAAGGTTTCCGCGCTCGCAAAGGATGGGAGCCCATATGCCGGACCCCATAAGATATAACTAAACCCTATCGCTGCGACCCCACCCCATGTGTGCGGGTTGTCGGGGAAGTTACGTGCGGGGGAGGCCGTGAACCCGTCAAAAGCATTAGCGTTGGGCATGTATCGGGTCATGCCTTCGAGCACCGCAGAGGCCACTCCTCTTTCGGAGGATACTGGTACAATCACGTCAGCCATTAGGTGCTCCTAGATGAGGTTGAACTTCAAAGCCCCGGACTCGATTACGATAGTGTCGAAAGAAGGCACATACATAGGGGAGGGCAGGTTCCAGAAAAGGATCACGGCGTTGTCCGCAGTGAGGGCCTCGGTGTCCACAATGGCATATGATCCGAAGGAACGTCCAGTAACCCAGGTTGGCATACGTATCTCTACCGTGTTAGTGAACTCATTACCGGCTGCGGAGAAGTTAGAGGAATTGAAAGTGTGCTCAGCGAGACCAACATATGTAGTCAGCACGGTCTCTGATGAGTTGCTGAAAGTGCCGTCGGCGCTCAACTGCCCCAAGTGATCGAAGAACATCATGAAATGCACGTCGCCGTTCGGAAGGGCGCTAAATGCGGAAGTGGTGAGATCCCATAGTCGATTACCTGCGTTCATAGTGTACTCCTGTAGTATTCCCGCATGAACCCCGCGACCATATAGTCGATCTGCGGGCCAGTGGTCAGTCCACGCTGAGTGATCTCGGCGCGGTATTTGTTCCAGATGAAGAACCGTGTGTACGGTTCGTCCGCTAAGGCGTCGAGGCGCGCATGGGCCTCTGGGGTGGTGCCGTTTCTCAGGAGCAGCTCCCAGAACGGGTTGTGCTCAAAGGCTATCGTCCTGTTTATCTTGGTAATCCAGTCCTGGACTCCGCTACTGTCCTCGTGGTAATCGTTGAGCAAGTCGAGGGAGTGGGCGGTCATCGCGTTCAGTCCGTGAGAGTACGCATTCTGGATGAACGTGTTATAGTGGATCGTCATCAGTCCGACGTGGTTGAACCAGCCCTGGTGGGGCTTGTCTTCGATGTGGCCGATGGAGTACGCTAGAGCCTCTAGGTTGAGCCGTAACGGTGCGTCCAGTATGTGGGCACTAGTGCCATGGGTCTCGTAGTTATGGTCTCTCAGGCTCCACTTGCGCTCAGAGATCGCATTGTAGAGGTCGCGTATGATCGTGGTGACCGAGTCGTCAATCTGGGCGTCAACGCCTGCGAGCAACTTGCGGCAGACCGAAAGGCCGAACAGGACTCCGGTGACTTGGTCCTTCGTGGTCTTGAGCAGGTAAATGTAACCACTGCGGGACTGGAGCGGCTTGCTGTACCAGTAGTTCTCTTCGGTCAGGGGGTAGTTTAGTCCGAACCGGGAGGACATG